GCGAGAACGATATCCAAAAGCTACAGGTGGGAGGTATTTATCGTGACGTACAACTCAGCGCTTCTGAGGATGAAGAGGCAGATTCAACAATACGGAGTAAAGCTGATGATATTCAGGGTCTCCGTCCGGGTTACTCTGATGAGATGTATACAATCCATGAGGTCCATGTTGATTTGGACCTTGAGGGATTTGAGGATATGGATGCGGATGATGAACCAACAGGTATCAAGCTTCCGTACATCATCACAATGGACGAGGGTTCAGGCAAGATTTTGTCAGTTGTTAGAAACTGGCGTGAGGCGGATCCGCTCCGTCGTAAGCGTCAGTACTTTGTTCATTACAAGTTTCTTCCTGGTTTTGGCTTCTATGGTTTTGGCTTACTTCATATGATAGGGGGTTTGTCCCGTGCAGCAACTTCGATATTACGTCAGCTTATTGATGCTGGAACTTTGTCCAATTTACCAGGCGGTTTCAAGGCTCGTGGTGTTCGTATCCGCAATGACGATGAGCCTGTTAATCCTGGTGAGTTCCGCGATCTTGATGCTCCTGGTGGGGATATTCGTAACGCCATTATTCCTTTGCCTTACAAAGAACCGTCTGGAACGCTTGCCCAACTTTTGGGAGTTGTTGTCGACTCTGGTAGAAGATTTGCACAAGTGGCAGACACAAAGGTCGCTGACGTTAATTCAAATGCTCCAGTCGGCACAACAGTGGCTCTCATTGAGCAAGGCTCAAAAGTAATAAGCAGCATCCATAAGCGGTTGCATTATGCTCAGAAGAGCGAGTTTAGATTACTAGCAGAAATATTTTCCAACAATCCTGTGCCTTACCCGTACATGATTGGCCCGAATGTCCCGCCAGAGCTTATGGCGCAGGACTTCGACGGGCGGGTAGACGTTCTCCCAGTATCCGACCCGTCGATCTTTTCGATGGCGCAGCGTTTGTCGCTGGCACAGACACAGCTTCAGTTGGCGCAGGCTGCTCCGCAGATGCACAATATGTATGAGGCGTATCGCCGTATGTATGATGCACTGGATATTAAGAACATTGATAATATCTTGCCGCCGCCACAGCCGCCAGCACCGATGGACCCTGGCATGGAGAATGCAAGTGTGTTGGGTGGTAAGATGATTCAAGCATTTCCGCAGCAGGACCACATTGCGCATATTCGAGTGCATGCGGCTATGTTGCAGCAACCATCCACCTCTGCTAATCCACAAGCCTTTATGATGTTACAGTCTCATGTTCAACAGCATGTAGCCATGCATGCTCGTGACTTGGTACAGGAAATGTTTATGAAGGCATCAGAGCAGGCTGGCGAACCAATGCCTCAAATTAACCCTGATGCATTAGAGGCTGCGGTTGCACAACAGATTGCTGATACAACAGAACAGTTGGCACCTCTTCTGACACCACCACAACAACCTGACCCGCTGGTCGCTATTCGTCAGCAGGAGTTGCAGAACGATACACAAGAGATTCAGCGCAAAGCAATGAATGATGCGATGGACTTCCAGATTGATCAGGCGAAGTTGATGCAGTCTTATGAGTTATCGCAACAGCGTCAGAACATGCAAGAGCAGATTGCTGAAGACCGTAACTTGGTAAATGTGTATCGTATTGATACACAGGCTGATCTGAAGCGTGGTCAGTAATGCCTGTTGAACTACAGTACTGGCTTGTCTTAATGGTGACGTTAAACACAACAGTAAACTTAATTCTGTTTTATGGAAGAATGAGGAGAAAGTGACATGTTTCAAGCTCTTATTGGACCCATTGCATCACTGGCAGGCTCGTTTGTTGAAGGCCAGGTATCCAAGCAAAAGGCGAAAGCTACTCTTGCACAGACTGAGGCAGAAGCTAAAGCAGAGATAATGAAGACAGCAGCCACCCACGACAGTAAGTGGGAGTTAATTATGGCTGAGTCTACGAAATCGTCAATCAAGGATGAAATAGTCACGGTAGTTGTTTTGATTCCAGTGATTTTAGTTTTTATTCCGGGCATGGAAGAGGTCGTGAAGAATGGCTTTGACCGTTTAAACGAACTGCCGGACTGGTATCAATATCTGGTTTTCCTTGTGTGCTCGGCGGCACTAGGCATTAAGGGAATGGACAAGTTTAGGAAAAAGTAATGAAGACTAAGGACAGAAAAGATGGCAGAGTTAACAATGGAAAGATTTTTCAAGTGGAAAATACTACCCCGCTTGATGATGATTATGATGTCAATATCGGCTTGGCGGGTAGTGGAGTGGTTTATGACACTACAGAGTCCGACAGCAGAGCAGGCAGCACTGGTGAGTGTAGTCACGGGGGCCATGACAGGTGCATTTGCGGTTTGGCTTAACCACGAGAAAAGTTAAATGCCAAAGATAAGTGATAACACAGAGGTGGCTCTGCCGCTTCGTAATATTATTAGTATGGTTGCGGCGGCTAGTCTAGCAACGTGGGCTTACTTTGGTTTGATAGAGAGGCTGAACACACTAGAGACAAACCAAACTATGATGAAGGCTGACTTAGAACAAAACACTGAGTTTCGTATTAAATGGCCTCGCGGTGAGATGGGTAGCTTGCCAGCCGATAGTGAACAATTCATGTTGATAGAGCATTTAGCGACTGAGTTAGAGAAGTTGCAGAACGAAATAGAAGGTGGCAAAGCCCCTTATGATCAGCAGCAAAAGTTAACACTAGAATTTTACGAAAAGCGCATAACCAACTTAGAAGAAAACTTAGAGAAGTTGCGAAACGGTGATCACTAAAACAATGACATTGTTGCTGTATTTAAGCGGTGGTATTATAGAGCACACCGGGCCTATGAGCATGCCTGACTGTTTAAAGATGAAGCGTCAGATAGAGCGCAATGGGTGGAAGGATAGAGAAAAAACTCGTTATTCTTGTGAGAAGCGCGAGGTTGAAGTGGGTGTCGGTATCGACGGCAAAGAGTATATTGTAAGACTGGTTGACTAACTAAAAATAGTGTAGGATAGGGACATGGCACGGATACAACAGTTCGCTGACGACCTCGGCATTACATATAAAGAAGCGAAGAGGCTTATTCAAATGGGTAGAAATACATCTGATTCTGGTAGTAACGCACTCAACGCTGCTCGTGAGCGTATTAAAAAGCGTGAAGACAAGATGAAGAAGAATGAAAAGAAAGCGGATCAAATAGCATCGGAAGATACTAACATGCCCCTAAAAGCTAAAGACGGTAAGTCAGTGAAAATTACTGGCCCGACGCCTCGCCCTAAAGCAAGTGAAATGAATAGCAACATGCGCTTTGACCGCGAAGCCTACGAAAAGGCGTTGGAGCGGGAAGAAAAGCTAGAGCGGTATATGGAAAAAGCTCCCAAGCGTTCCGCAAAGCTGGAGCGTCGTGGTGATGACAAGAAAGTTGTTAGAGCCGCGAAGGGCACATACAACACTCACGGCGGTAGCTGTGGTTGTGACATGTGTGGTGGCGAGATGGTCCGTGGTATGGGCAAAGCTTACATGGGTAATCCTAGAGCGGCGAAGTTAAGATAATGAACACACCGGGTGATAGAAGCGGCGGTTTTGGTAACCGTCCTGACACAGGTTCCCCCTCCTCCTCTCTGGGGTCAAGTGGCAGGTCCTATAGTGGTGCAGATATAGGCAGGGGCAGTAGTAACATATCTACTGGCGGTGATGATGACGGAGGTGGTCAAAACCGTACCTCTGGTGTTGTTCGTGACCAACAAGGTAATGTAAGAAACCCCTATCCAAACAGTTTCTTTTCAAAAATATTTGGTGCAGATAATGTAAGTTATCAAAACATAATACCTCAAAATACTTTAAATCAACTAGGTGGTATGGCGGAACAACGCTTTAACAACCCACAGATGGCGGTAAGAGGTGGGTTTGGTAAACTGTTTGGCGGCGCAGAAGGTGAGATGACTACGGCTGGTCCCCGTGTTGGTGGGATCAGAGAACAGACACTTGGTGAAGGCATTGCAGGTCTTGCTCTTGGATCAATAGTTCCTGGTGCGGGTATGTTAGAAAGAGCGGGACGTACAGTATACGCTCCTGAAGGGATGCTTCCTGAAGGATACGAGCAGGATCAGGGCGGTCTACTAGAAAGTCTATTAGGTGGTTTTGGTGGTGCTGTTCAGCCAGAACCCGGCACTGTGGGCAGAGCGGCAGGGCAGTTAAAAACCACTGCTTCTGAACTGTTAGATCAAGCAAAATCTGGGATAAGAAGTTTGTTCCCTGACGCGCAAGCTGATCAGATGGTTAATTCTGTGTCTAGTCTCGACCCACGTCTTCAGCGTGACGCTATGAGTCAGAACATGACGCCACAACCCGATAATTACGACGCGAGGGTAGCAGAGGTTTTGGCAAACTTAGACCCAAGTAAGTCTATTTCTTCGGATAAAACTGTAGGAATTTCAGACATTATAAAAGGTACTGACATGACTCCCGTCAAGACATATGATTTGATGGAGCCTGGTGTAATGACGGGGATTGAACAAGCAGGCGGAGGCTATAAGGTGCAAGACATTCAAGAGCAGCTTGACAGTGGCCTTACAGGAACATTTGACTCAAGTACAGGAAAAGTACAGTTAAGCATCCCTGGCACGGCTCGTGGTCTTTCTTATGATTTAGGGAGAGAGCTTGGACTGTCCAGTGGTTTTGACTTTGACAGCTTCATGGATACTTTATCACCTGACAACCTCGCCGCAGGAATGACTCAAGAAAGAGTTACGGGGTCAGGCAACTTTCAGGAGGGTCCAGCGTTTCTCAAGGGAATAAACAAATGATGAAAATAGAAATTAAATTAATACCAGACGGACTAGACCTTGCAAAAGAAATACAGGACGGAACGCCTGTAGATCAGATGCAGGACGCTTGTCCTGTTGCTACGCAGGACGTAGAGACAAACGAAGAAAACCAAAGGTTTGCAATTAAGGACCATCAGTATGGTCCTGCCATAAACCCGGAGGAAAGTTGTGGGGTTTGTGCAAACTTTAATATTAGTCCCGAAATGCAAGACTGCATGAAGGACGATTCTGGCGAAGTGGGCTATTGTCAGTCATTGAAGTTTATGTGTTCTGCATCTAATTCATGTGCTGTTTTTGCTCCCGGCGGACCAATGACAGGCATGGGTGAATAAATGGACATATACGAATTTATAAATAAATATCAAAAAAGCTTGAACAATCACATAGAAGACATTAGTGTTTCTGTAACCAGTGGTAGTATTACTAATATGGAAGACTACCGCGCAAGAGTCGGTGAAATACAGGGTGTCACCTTTGCTCTTGATGAATTAAAGACCCTGCTGACAAAGGCAAAGTATATCAATGACGTTGATAGTACCTGAATACGTTCTCGCGCAACGCGAAGCGAAAAAGAAGGCCGAAGAGGCCGCAAAAGAAAAATCCCTTACAGAACGAATTCCACAACCCACTGGCTGGCGTCTTCTCGTTATGCCGTACATGGGGCGTGAGAAGACTGAAAGTGGGGTGTATGTACCCGACCAATCCAGAGAACGTGAGTCACGCGCTACTGTTGTAGCTTACGTTGTTAAAACGGGACCTCTTGCCTATAGCGACATCGATAAGTTTGGCGAAGAGCCGTGGTGTAAAGAGGGTGATTGGGTATGTATTGGACGCTACGCTGGCTCTCGATTCCAAATCGATGGCGGTGAAGTGAGAATAATCAATGACGATGAAGTCATTGCAACTATTGTCGACCCAGACGACATCAAAACGTATGGAGCATCGTAATGTCTACCGACGCATTGCAGCAAGAAGCTGAAGAAAAAGAAATTATTTTAGAGGAAGCTGAAGAGCAGGACCAGTCCGAAGTTCAGGTTGCTGAAGAAGAGGCTGGGGTTGAAGAGGAACCGCAAGCCGCTAATGAAGACGAGCTTCAGGAATATTCTAAGAATGTTCAACAGCGAATTAGTAAGTTAACTAAAAAGTATCGGGACGAAGAATCAGCAAGAGCATCTGCTGTGGAATACGCCGAGGCTATTAAAAAACAAAATGACGAGTTGAAGGCAAGATTGGACGCCTTAGACCAGTCTTATACATCAGAGTTTGGCACACGAGTCGACTCTCAGATTGAATCGGCAAAACAAGCATATCAGAAAGCATACGACGACGGTGATGCTGAAGCTATGTTTGACGCGCAGAAGAATTTAAGTAAGTTAGCTTTAGACCAAGCACAACTTGAACAGGCAAAGCGCAGACAGGAAAGCCGCGCCGAACAACCTGTACAAGAACCTGTACAACAAGCACAACAGCAGCAACGTCCTGCTCCACCAGACCCAAAAGCTGAGGAGTGGGCGCAAAAGAATGAATGGTTTGGCGCGGATCAAACTATGACATATGCTGCATTTGGTCTTCACAGACAGTTAATTGAGGACGAAGGGTTTGACCCATCGTCCAATGAGTACTATAATGAACTTGACAATCGCATGCGCAAGGAATTTCCGCACAAGTTTGCGGCCCCTGCAAAAAGCGGTTCAGGACCCAGAGTCGCCTCTGCTGAGTCCACGGCCTCACGGTCAAAGTCAACTAAGGGGCGCAGAACAGTTAAACTGACTCCATCGCAAATAGCGATTGCAAAGCGGTTGAATGTTCCGCTCGAAGAATACGCAAAGTATGTTAAGGAGTAAGGCAAATGACTGATTCTACAAAAAGAGTTTCACGGGACTCACAAACTCGTGCAAAGTCCACACGGCGTAAGCCGTGGGCACCACCTTCCAAGCTGGAGGCTCCAGAGGCTCCAGCAGGATACGCACATCGTTGGATTCGCACCTCTCTTCGTGGTGAGGATGACAAGATAAATGTATCCACTAAAATACGCGAAGGATGGGAACCTGTTCGTGCTGACGAATATCCTGAGTTGGCGGGTCGTTACCCGACTATTGAGGACGGAGCACACGCAGGTGTTATAGGGGTTGGTGGCCTAATGTTGGCGCGAATTCCAGAGGAAACGGTTGAAGAGAGAACTGAATATTTTCGGGAGCAGACCCGCACACAAATGGATGCCGTAGATCAAAACTTAATGAGGGAACAACACCCCTCAATGCCTATATCTAATGATAGGCAAAGTCGTGTATCATTTGGTGGCAAGGATTAACCTAGCCACTTAACCCTTTTAGGAGATAAGTATGCCTAATACTAATGTAGGTTTTGGCTTGAAGCCAATTTCCCATGTTGACATGGGAACAAATGCATACTTCATCGACAGCGGTGCTTCTGCGATCTTTCAAGGCGCTCCAGTAATTGCGACAAACGACGGTACTATCGCTCGTTCTAGCTCTGCTTCTGGCGACACTTTAAAGCTCTTGGGCGTATTTGCTGGCTGTGAATATGTTTCATCAGTAACAGGGAAGAAAACCTTCTCTAACTACTGGCCTGGTTCAGGTGCAAACACAAACTTCGACATCATCGGGTTTGTGTATGATAACCCTGCCCAGCGCTTTATAGTTTGCACAGACGGTACAATTACCAATCGTGCAACAGCTATAGCAACTATTTTTGAGAACGCAGAGTTTTCTGCTGAATCAGGGAAAGGCGCACAAGATGGTAGCACAGTAACTGGTATTTCTGCCACACAGTTGGACATTTCAACTGTTGACGCGGCTGACCTTTCACATCCGCTAAAGGTAGTAGGTATCTTGGATGATGAAGAAAACCAGGACTTCACTGCTGCTGGAATCCCTATGATCGTAATGATCAACAACCATGCACTTACAGCACCTGCCACAGGCGGTTCTGCTGAAGGTACAGTAGCGTAGGAGACTAGATAATGGCTATTTCAAGAGCACAACTCGCCAAAGAGCTAGAGCCTGGTCTCAACGCCCTTTTTGGTATGGAATATGGTCGCTACGAAGGCCAGCATTCAGAAATCTTTGACACCGAGTCATCTGACCGTGCGTTTGAAGAAGAAGTAATGCTGTCAGGCTTCGGCGCGGCTCCTGTGAAAAATGAAGGTGCAGGCGTATCATTTGATGATGCGAACGAAGCATACACTGCTCGTTACAATCACGAGACAGTGGCAATGGCCTTCTCAATCACTGAGGAAGCTGTAGAAGACAATCTGTATGATCGTCTGGCTTCACGCTATACTCGTGCACTTGCACGTTCTATGGCACACACTAAGCAGGTTAAAGCTGCTGCTATCCTGAACAACGCATTCTCTGCTGGCGCAAACGCTGGTGGTGACGGTGTTGCTCTGTGTGACGCATCACACCCGCTGACATCAGGTGGCACATTCGCCAACGAACCATCAACTGCTGCTGATTTGAACGAAACTTCTTTGGAAGACGCTCTAATCAACATCGCTGGTTTCGTAGACGAGCGTGGCCTGGTTATCGCACTACGCGGTATGAAGCTGATCATTCCACGTCAGCTACAGTTCGTTGCAGAACGTCTAATGGTTTCCAACCTTCGCGTTGGCACAGCCGATAACGATGTAAACGCAATCAAGTCATCAGGCATGTTGCCTGAAGGTTATGTAGTCAACGACTACCTAACAGACACTGATGCGTTCTTCATCAAGACAGACGCTCCAAACGGCCTAAAGCACTTCGAGCGTAGCGCACTAGCTACCTCAATGGACCCAGACTTCGACACTGGTAACATGCGCTTTAAAGCTCGTGAGCGTTACAGCTTCGGCTTTTCTGACCCACGTTGTGTGTTTGGTTCACCAGGCGCATAAGGTTAGAAACATCTTTTTTAAAGGGCGGGTATTCACCCGCCCTTTTTTATTGTATAATCAAGTATCCCTGACAGCCGCATGGGGCGGCTGACACTAGCCACGACAGGAGATTTAAATGGCTAATACTACCTTTTCAGGTCCGATTATTTCAACTAACGGATTCCAATCTACAGGCATTGCCTTTGCTGACCTACCAGCAGCATCCACCACTACAGGCCGTATTATTTTTTGCTCTGATGCCCTAAAGGCTTCTGAGTCATCAGGTAATGGCACAGGAAACCTTGTGTTTTCTGACGGAACAAACTACATCCGTGTAGACAACGGCGCGACAGCCGCTGCTTAATAGGAGGCTTAAATGGCTGGTCCAGTAAAAGCCTTTAATGTGTCAGCAACCGGGGCAGTTGGTCCTGGTCGTTCTCGCATAAAACAGGTTGTTATGTATGCAACAGGTGCAGGTGCGTTCACAATTACCGATGGTAGTGGTGGTGCAACACTTTTAACTCAGAAGTTTCCAACAGGTCAGAATGTTTTAAACATTCCGGGTGATGGAGTAATAGCTGAGAGCGGTGTGTTTGTAAGCGCAATTTCTGGTACAGGTGCAGAATTAACAATCTTTCTGGCGTAAACCAATGGCAGGCAATGAAGTTATTGCTAAACACTTACACGCTTCCGGTGTCCTTGCTGACTGCCGGGGGCGTTTAAAAGGTTTTATGGTTAATCACGATAGCGGAACATCTGGGAACATTATTTTGTATGATAATGATTCCTCTGCATCTGGAAGTGTTGTGATGGAAGTGGATGAAAAGGGCGCTGGAGCTTTTGGTATGGAGATACCGGGAGATGGCATTATATTTGATGACGGTTTGTACGTTTCCCTACCGTCCAACACTTCAATAACTGTCTTTGTTCAACTGGGAGGTCGATGATGGCCCCAAAGAAGAAAAAGAAATCAGTTAGCTTGTCTGTTAAAAAAGGCGAAAAACTACCAGCATCAAAGGGTGCAGGTCTCACGGCGAAGGGCCGTGCTAAATATAATAGAGCTACAGGCTCTAAGTTAAAAGCTCCGCAACCACAAGGTGGTAAGCGCAAAAAATCGTATTGTTCTCGCTCTGCGGGTCAAATGAAAATGCACGGTATTAGTTGCAAGAAAACACCTAAAAAGCGTATTTGCGCTGCTCGGAGGAGATGGAAGTGTTAAATATAAATAGTCTTATAGGCGCAGGCACTTTGGCTTTTTTAGCCTGGATTGCTGTTTCTATTATTGATCTAAAAACAGAAACAGCGGTTATAGGTGTAAAAGTAGACCAGAACCACACAATGCTTGTTGAATTGTGGGATTACTATCTTCAGGAGAGGGTCAATGACAATTTCGCGCAGGTCAATATCAAAACAAATCTCCAAGCCGGGGGCTAAACGAATGAGCAAAAAAGATGCTTGCTATCATAAAGTAAAACGTCGTTACAAAGTTTTTCCAAGTGCGTATGCAAGCGGTGCCATTGCTAAGTGTAGAAAAGTTGGCGCTGCAAATTGGGGGAACAAAACAAAAAAAGCTATGGGCGGAACATATAAGTATAGAACAACAAAAATATATTGATGTGAGAAAATGGACCCAGTAAGTGCATTCGCCATTGCTACATCTGCTTATCAGGCGATTCGCAAAGGGTTTCAGATAGGCAAAGAAGTCGAGTCTATGGCAGGAGACATCGGCAAGTGGATGAATGCAATCAACCACATCAAGGACGGTCATGATAAGGCAAAGGGAAGAAGATTTGGAAGCGTAGAAGAAGAGGCGCTAGAGACATTTGCGATAAAGAAAAAAGCGGAGAAGATGGAAGACGAGCTTCGCAACTTTATTATAGGAAATTATGGCCTGAAGGGTTGGAATGAAATTATTAGAATTCAGGCAAACATAAGAAAAGAAAGATTAGCGGAGAAAAGAAGAAGAGAACGGCAGCTACAGCAAATAATAGAATGGGGAACAATTAGTTCACTGGTTTTTATGATTGTTGCTTTTGTTGTTTGGTTTTGGTGGTTGGCGGTAAGTGGCTAGGTTTAGAGGTAGAGTATGGCGGTTAGAAAAACAAAAGCTGGTGCTAGTCTCAAGAGGTGGTTTAAAGAAGACTGGAAGGATGTCCGCACAGGCAAAGCATGTGGGCGTGGCAAGGGAGAAAAACGGGGTACTCCATATTGTCGCCCCTCCAAGCGAGTCTCTTCTAAAACCCCCAAAACATCCAAAGAGATGACGGCGGCTGAAAAACGTAGTAGAATATCACAGAAGAAACGATTAGGTCAGCCTGCTGGCAAGCCGCGTCGTGTAAAATCTTTGAAGAGGAAGAAAAAGTAATGCATTGTTCTCCAAGAAAAGCCGCCGCAGGCGCAATGATTATGCCAAAAAGAGGCGGCAAACCTAGCCGTACACGTTTTAAGATGGGCGGTGGTAACTTCCCTGACCTAACAGGTGACGGCAAAGTTACACAGAAAGATATCTTAAAAGGTCGAGGCGTTTCAGGTTTTGGCTACGGCGGCACACACAAAAAGAAGAAGTAAGTGATATGGCAACTTCAGGTTCAACAAACTTCGACCTCGACGTAGCAGAGATAATCGAAGAAGCATATGAGCGGTGTGGACTTGAGGTTCGCACTGGATACGACGCCAAGACAGCACGTCGGTCTCTGAACCTAATGTTTGCTGACTGGGCTAATCGTGGGTTAAACTTGTGGACAGTAAAGCAAGCAACTCAAGCTTTAACGCAGGGCACGTCTACATACACTCTTAGCTCTGACTACACAGATATCCTAGAGGTGTCTTTACGTCGTAGTGGCACAGACTTTGAACTTAGCCGCATGTCACGCGGTGAATATCAAGGCTTGCCAAACAAGACATCGGAAGGTCGTCCTAGTCAGTATTATTACAATCGCCAGTCTACACCTGAAATTACACTGTGGTCAGTGCCGGACAATTCTACGGATACTCTTGTGTATTATTATGTGAAGCGCATTGAAGATGTTGATACGCTTGCTAACACAACGGATGCGCCTTTTAGGTTCTTACCTTGTATTGTTGCTGGCTTGGCGTACTACTTAGCAATGAAAAAGGCCCCTGATCGTATTCAGTTATTGAAAGCTGTTTATGAAGAGGAGTTCCAACGCGCAGCAGATGAGGACGAGGACAGAGTACCGCTAAAACTACAGCCTAGTATTTCTTATCTTCGGGTGAACTAATGGCTAGATATGCGTCTGGTAAAAATGCATGGGGGTATTCAGACCGTTCTGGTTTTCGTTATCGTCTTTCTGAAATGAAGACAGAGTGGAGCGGGTCTAAGGTTGGCCCCGACGAGTTCGAGCCAAAACACGAACAGCTAGAACCGATTAGCCCCGGCCCGGACCCACAGGCTTTGTACGACCCAAGACCTGAAAACAACATCATATCCGCCAGTGTCACGTTCCCTGTGTTTAGCACACAGACTTTAAATTATGTGCCCACACTGAGGATGAAGGGTGTTGTTGGCAGTGTAGTTAGTACGGGCGGTGGAATTGTTATAGCGCAAACATTTACTGTAACAGTTTCTAACCCTGGTTCTGGCAATAAATATTTTATAGACAGCGTTCAGCAAGATACAGTTAATTTGACGGAGGGTAACACCTATAGGTTTGACCAATCTGATGCCAGCAATTCAGGTCATCCCTTGAGGTTTTCAGCTACGTCAAACGGCACTCATGGTGGCGGCACTCAGTACACAACAGGCGTGACCACCAACGGCACTCCAGGAAGTGCTGGTGCTTACACAGAGATTACGGTAGCTTCTGGTGCCCCAACTCTGTATTATTACTGTACAAATCATAGTGGAATGGGTGGTCAGGCGAACACCCCATAGGAGTAAAGATGGCTATCACAGCGGCTATGTGTGCCAGTTTTAAAAAAGAGCTTTTTGAAGCAGAGCATGATTTTACAGCGGATACTTTTAAGATCGCGCTTTATTCAAGCTCGGCTACATTAGGCGCGTCCACCACAGCTTATTCTACTTCTAATGAAATAACTGGTACGGGTTATACCGCAGGCGGTGCTACACTTACCGTCGTTGCCCCCACAACAAGCGGCAGTACAG